AATCTTGCCATCCAAAAGGAAATAAGTGCGGCCGGTTTCGGCATTGGTCGCGATCTCGACCTTCTTCATGGGGATGAAGAAGAAGTTCGGGACAGCGGCTTCGATCTTGAGTTTGGGGGATTCTACGATCATGGTGTCCTCCTGATTTGGGGAAGAATTTCTCCAAATGCACATTGCTCCAAAACCGTTAATAGTCCACTAAAATGTGCGGTAGGATCGGGCTAAAAGCGCGTATACCTGAGCCCATCGGAGGATTCGGATGAAAATCTTCTATCAATTGGCCCTTGGGCGGGCCGCCAAGACGGACGCGGTCGTAGAATTGCGCCTCGGCGAGATTATTGGCCTTTTGGTCGGCCGCGAGATCCGGTTCGAGACCCAGCACGATTCGATAGTTTTGCGGAGTTATATGGATTTCAGCCGCTCGGCGCCGAGGACAGATGCCAAAGCGTAAATATACGGTGCTCAAGCCGATTCACCCTAATGCTGGCCTCGAGGCGGAATATCGCGCGCGGCTGGCAAAGCTGGTCCGCGAGATGCAGGGCTCATATTCGTACTTCCTGAAAGCGCGATATCGGGCGAATCCGCCCGCCATGGCGATGGATGCCGTCCCGGCGCGGGACCTCGAGCGCGAATTATCGCTGCTCGGCAAGCGCTGGCAGGAGCGAATCGATGACGCGGCGCCGAAACTGGCGCGCTGGTTCACGCAGCGGGTCTCGCAACGGTCCCAGCTTGCGCTCAAGAATATCCTCAAGGACGGCGGGATCTCGGTCGATTTCGTGATGACGCCGGCGATGCGAGACGTGATGCACGCGACGATGGCCGAACAGGTCAGCCTGATCAAATCAATCGGGAGCGAATATCACACCGAAATATCCGGAATGGTGATGCGCTCCGTGAGCGAAGGCCGCGATCTCGCGTCGCTCACAAAGGAGCTCCGGGCAAGATACGGCATCACCGAGCGGCGCGCCAACCTAATCGCACTCTCACAAAACAACCTAGCAACTAGTAACTTTGTTCGCGTAAGACAGGTTGAATTAGGATTGAAGGCCAAGTGGCTCCATAGCGCGGGGGGTAAGCGTCCGCGCCCCTCCCATGTAGCCAACAATGGCAAACTTTACGATCCTGCTATAGGATGGCTCGATCCCGACGTTAATAAGAGAATTTGGCCAGGAACTTTAATTAGCTGCAGATGCACGAGCGTCTCGGTTGTCCCAGGATTTAGCCTCGAATGAAATCATTCTATGTCTACGAGCATTGGCGTCCGGATATTGATCTATGCTTTTACGTCGGCAAAGGTCATGGGGATCGCTATAGAGATTTCAGACGCGGTCGCAACAAACATCACAGATCGATTTGTAGGAAATTATCGCGGCTCGGCATGTGCGTCGAGGTTCGAATGGTCTCCAGCGGTATGACCGAAAGTGAAGCTTTTGCGCTGGAGGTGCAGAGGATCAGCTTTTGGCGGTCCAGCGGTGTTCGTCTTGCCAACAAAACCGATGGTGGGGAGGGAGCCAGCGGCACTGTCGTATCGAAGGCGACGAGGTCGAAACATAGCGAGCACTCAAAACGTCGCTGGCAAGACCCGTCATATCGACAAACTATGAATAACAAGCGTCGCCCCGAACTTACAGATGAGTTTCGGTTAAAGCTCAGCGATGCTCAAAAGAAACGTTTTGCCGATTCACCCGATGATCTGGCTCGAGCCACTGAGCATTGCATCAGATTGGCTCTAGCGAGAAAGGGGAAACCAGGCCGTGCACTCGCCGACTGGGAAATAGAAGCGCTGCGAGCTCGCAGGATCGGAGTGAAAGCCTCAGCGGAGACGCGATCAAAGCAGAGTACTGCAAAGCTTGGCAAACCGCGAAAGCCATTTACGGAGGAAACGTTAGCTAAGATGCGAGCCGCGGCTGCTGCTCGCGAGCAGGCAAAGCGCGATAAATTTGGTACGGAGGTTCGAAGACATTCCAGAATAAAGGAATGCCCGGATGGCTGACAAATCTGACAAGCCACCGACCTATGACGAGCTAGTTGCGCTGACCGGCGATCTCGCTGCGGAGGTTCAGCGCCAGCAATCGACGATCGGCACGTTGCAGGCCACGCTGGTGGCCAAAGACGCCGAACTGGCGCGCGCGCTGCGGCCGAAGGTCCCGCTGATCAAGATGGACCCGAAGGCTAAGGACAAATTCAATCGCCCATATTGACCTTTCGCGAATCTGACTTTCGGGTATAAATCTTTCGGATAGGAACAATCGGACCGTCACAGAGTTGCCACGGTTCACAACCGGAGACCTGCGTCATGGGAATCTTTGAAGCCGTCATTCGCGCTCTGCTCTATCTGTGTTGTGTCGCATTGGCGTTTTTCCTTTGCGTCTGGGTGCTCGGAGAGCTGGGCGTCGCCCTGCCGTATATGGTCCTCAACATCCTCAAGGTCATGTTCGTCCTAATCGCGATCCTGATCCTTGTCCGACTATTCTGGCCGGTGCTCGCTGGTGCCAACTGGTTTCCGCCGCGCCGTCCGCCCGGCACCTGAGATGCGGCCTGCTGCCAAAAAGAAGCCATTCAAAAAACTGTCTCTCAAGACGGTGACGACAGCAACCGTGGTGATTATTGTGATAGTGATCGCCATCGGACTGATCTTTGATCCCACCCGGCATTTAGCTGATAGGCTTGCAATCGGCGAAGGGATCCGCTGAGACGAAGGGACCTGCTTAACCGCCTCGACCCCCGGGTTCGGGGCGGTTTTGTGTTTCGGCCGCGCACGTGATAAATCCGCATCATGAGCGAAGCTGGCGAATCGAAAATCTCTCCGCGTTTCCCGCGCACCATCGCTGAAATGGGGCCATGGGATTTCCAGGCATCGGCGGATTCATTGGCGCTGACCGATGAAGATCAGGCTGCAATCGACGACGGCACCGCGACGCCAGAGCAATTGGCGCGGCTGCAGGTTGTCGGCCAGATGGCCCGGCACGCGCTGATGAGCGCCGATGCCGGTCATCCATTTGGGAAGCCAAGCTGATCATCTAGCCTCATGTCCCCACCGAACTCGAGCGGCCCGCGACGCTTGTGCTCTCATTTCTTCCGATCTCGAAATTCCAGAGCATCTTTGAGAGCAAAACCTAGCGGTTTCCTCCCTGTATTTGGAAACGTGGAATTTTGCTTTGCACGTCAAGCATACTTTCGTCGCCTTGGTACTTCTGGCGACGGCGTAGCATTCGCGGGAGCAATAGCATTTTCTGTTGCGTTTGATGTCGGCGGGGAAGGCTAAAAATGGCTTCGCGCATTGAGGGCAATCGACTCTCAAACTTGTTCGCCTCGCTCCATAGATTTCCTCAAGTCTGTCATTTTCGACATAGCTATCGATCAACTCGTCCAGTGCCTTTTTCTTTCTCTCAGCTTGGATCGGAATGATGTCGCGAAATTTTTCATAGGAAGATCGGCCACCAGCCAAACGAGCGGACCATCGATCAGCCCACCCCGGTTTCGCCGATGCCCGAAAGGCGATAAGGAAATCTAGCCCGATAATTTTTGTAATCTCGATCACCCGATCAAACAGCTGCTTGTCTGTGTTAGAAAATTCGATGGTTCTACCGTGTCTATGGCGCGCTGTGATGTGACATCCGATATGTCCTTCACCATCGATGAACGCCGCGATATAAGAACAAGCTTCACTATGATTCATGCCTAGCATCTCCAATTTTGCACAAAGAAATCATATGCCAATAGTCAGCGAACGACAACGTAGGGCAATGTATTCGGCATTGGAAGGTCATTCCAATCTCGGTATCCCGAAGAATGTAGCTGCAGAATATCTGGCGAAAGACATGGCGCCGGTGCTGGCGCCCAATGCCGCGATCCCGGCCGGCGTGCGTCGCTTGGCGCGCGATGCGGTCGAAGGCATCGACATGAGCGAGGAGGACTGGCGCGGCCTGATCGACGGGCTGGTCAAGTTCTTCAGCGAGGAAAAGCGCGAGCCCGAGCACGCGCATGATGAGGAACCAAAAACGCTCTACATCAAAAAGCCGGTGCTGAATGCCGACGCGCTGCGCGATTGGGCGAAGGCGCAAGGATTCAAAACCACGCTGCCGGCCGACGACATGCATGTCACCTTGGCATTCAGCAAAACGCCGGTGGAATGGGCAAAGGTGCTCGACAAGGGCGGCGATCATCTCACACAGGATGGCGGCTCCGAGGGCCGATCGATAGAGCCGCTCGGCGACAAGGGCGCGATAGTGCTGCGGTTCGAGAGTCCGGCACTGACAGAACGCTGGCAGCAAATCCTCGATGCGGGTGCATCCTGGGATCATGACGGCTTTCGACCCCATGTCACGATCACTTATGACGCCGGCGATCTCGATCTTTCCAAGGTGACGCCGTACGATGGGCTGATCGAATTGGGGGGCGAGGTCCGCGCCGAGGTGGACGGCGATTGGGCCGACAAGGTGAAAAATAACCTGCAGGCGGTCGACGCCAAGCTGGCCATGGATCGGTCATTCACCCCGCGCGCTGATTCGCGGTTCCTGATCGCCCAGGACCGGGACACCGTCAGAGAAAAAACACGGGATGGCCGGCTGGTTGTCAAAAAGACAAATATCTCGAAAGCGAACGTTTGCCCGTATCGCGGCGAGGAAATTCCGGGCTGGGAAGAGCTCGGTCTTGATCCGCAGCGTGTATACAATCTTCTCCGCGACCCCGAAGAACTCGCGAAGGCGGCGCCATCGTTAAATGGCGTCCAATTGCTGAAAATTCACAAACCGGTCAGCGCCGACGACCATAAGCCATATGACACGGTCGGTTCGCTTGGTACCGACGCGGAGTTCGATGGCGAGTACCTGACGAACAGCATTTTTGTGAACGCGCGCGAGAGCATTGACGGCATCGAGTCCGGCAAGCAGCGCGAACTGTCGGCGGGATATCACTACAAGCCGGACATGACACCGGGAAATTTCCGTGGTACGGCCTACGACGGGGTCATGAGGGAAATCGTTTTCAATCATGTGGCCTTGGTATCCGACGGACGCGCGGGACCCGATGTGATCGTAGCGGACGAAGCACTCAAGGAGAGCAAGATGGTGAAGGCAACTCGGTTCGGTGCGATGGTTCTGGCGCTTACTGGATCTCAGGTCGCGCCGCTCCTAGCACAGGATCAGAAGATCACGCTGACCAAGGACTTGTTCGCCCCGCTCACCAGCAAGAATTTCAAGGACAGCAAGCCGAAGTTGCTCGCAGGCGTTCGCCTCGCAATGGACGGCAAGCTGAAGAAGGGCATCGCCCTCGACGCATCGATGGAAAAGATCGGCAAGGCGTTTGACGATTTCAGCAGCAACATGGGCTCGATGGACGAACCGGCGCCTGAGGACAAGATGTCCGACGAGCCGGCAATCGAGGCCGTCAAGGCACCGGTCGAAACCGGTTCGACCTATGACGCCGAGCCGCTAAAAGGGTTCCTCCGCGACTGCGGCATGGATGAGGAAAAGATCGCGAAGTGCATGGACATGATGCCAAAGGCGATGGCCGGCGACGAGGACGACGAAGAGGCCAAGAAGAAAAAGGCCGAGGAAGAGAAGGCAGCCCAGGACAAAGCAGCCAAGGACGCTGAAATGGACAAGGACAAGATCACCAAGCCCGCGATGGATGCGGCACTCAAGGCGCAGGCCGATCACTTCCAGAAAGAGCTCACCAAGGTCCGCGACACCGAGCGCGGTGTCCGCGTTGCGATTGCCGAGGTTCATCCGTGGACCGGCGACCTGCCGGCTTCGATGGCCTTCGACTCCGCGACCGATGTCTATCGCCACGCGCTGGTCATGAAGAATGTCGATGGTGCCAAAACGCTGCACGCCGATGCGTTGCTTCCGATCCTCAAGACGCTACCGAAGAACGGCGTCCAGCCACGCAACGATAGCGGCGATCATCATCTCGCCATGGATTCGTCCGCGGTCAGCGAAGCGATCAAGATGGCCCCCGGCCTCGAAAATATCTCGACGGTCCTCTGATCCGCCGAGCCTCTGAGCGAAGTTTTTCTGGGGTTCGCCCCGCCGAAGCAGGTAAAATGATTCCCGCTCTCAGCGGTCAAACGAAGGAGATTTACGATGAGTGGGACCGGCGGCTGGCAGACTCAGATATTTTCGCAACCTGCAGCTTTCCTCGCGGGCGATCGCGTCAGCCAAAACCCGATTTTCAGCTATGATGCTGGTCCGGGCGGCTTGGTCGCGGGATCTTCGCTGTTCGTCGGCCGCTTCGCGTGGGTGACGCAGCCGCTGGATCCGAACGGCACGCCGAGCATTGCCAACAGTTTTGGCAACGGGGCCCCCAACGGCTTCCTGATGAAGAATCAGCAGGCGCTGAATACCACGTTCCTGTCGTTCGCGGGGATGCAGGTCCAGCCGGGCGTTCAGACTGCGCTGCAGATTTCCGGCGACTTCGCTGTGGTCAACGACGGCACCACCGAGGCGGAATACGGCCAGAAGGCTTTTGCCTATGTGGCATCGGGAAAAGTGACGTTCGCCGCGGCCGGGACCGTGTTCGGTGGCGCGTCCGCGACGGCCAGTTCGGTCGCGGCTGGCGCTTCGTCCGTCACCGGTTCGATCTCCGGCAACGTGATGACGGTAACTGTCGTCGGTTCTGGAACGCTCTATCCGGGAACATCGATTTCCGGCACCGGCATCCCGACCGCTCCCGCCCCGCAGATCGTCTCGCAGCTGACCGGCACCGCCGGCGGCGTCGGCACATACGCGCTGAACACTGGTGAGATCACCTTCGCCTCGGGTACCATCACCGGCGCCTACGGAATCCTGACCATTGGCACCGCAACCGGCACATTTGCCATCGGCGATGTTCTCACCGGTACCGGCGTTGTAACAACGCCTCCGACCGTAATCACCGCGAATCTGACCGGGACCGGCGGCAGCGCTGGCACGATGGTCGTCAACAACGCCACCGTGGTGAACTCGGCTACCATCACCGCGAGCCTCGCTGTCGAGACGAAGTTCTGGGCGCGCTCCACCGGCTTGCCCGGTGAAGCGGTCAAGATCAGTTCGACCACGGACGCAGGCGGCAACTAAGTTCTGCGGGGACGGCTTTGGCCGGCTCTGACCAACCCGGACAATTGAAAAGGCAGGAGCGACTTCGATGGATCGTAACGCAGCAATCGCCAAGTGGAACGCCGTCAAAGACGTTTATCGCGCCAATGGCCTGATCCTGCCTGGCGTCCGGATGCTGGTGCCGGATGAGTTCAGGAATACGGATAAATCCCTCAATGACATGGCGATGGACGCCGCGGGCAACTTGTCGACCGATCCGAACGCGGCGCTACCGGCGATGCTGACCACCGCGATCGACCCGGATGTTATCCGGATCGTGTTCGCCCCGCTCCAGATCGCCAAGATCCTTGGTGGCGAGCGCAAGGCAGGCGACTGGCTCGAGGAAACCCGGCTGTTTCCAGTCGTAGAAGAGACCGGTGAAGTCTCGTCCTATGACGATTATTCGAACAACGGTCGCGCAGGGATCAACTTCAACTATCCCGCATTGCAGAGCTACCTTTATCAGACCTTCATCGCTTATGGTGAGCGCGAGACTGAGCGCGCAGGCCTCATGCGGATCAACTACGTTGGCGAACTGACCGGCGCGGCTTCCGGCCTTCTGAACCGGTTCGGCAACCTCGGCTATGCCTTCGGCCTCGTGGGGCTGCAAAACTATGGCTTGCTTAACAATCCATATCTCTCGGCATACCTGTCGCCAGCCGTGAAGGCTTGGGGCGGCACCACTTGGTTCAATAACGGTTCTCCTGCCGCGACTGCCAACGAGGTCTATAACGACTTCCTGGCAGTGTACGAGCAGATCATCAACCAGACCAACGGCGCGGTGGAAAAGGACGATCCTGCGACTGCGGCACTGTCGCCGCAGTCAATGCTGGCGCTGGCCTTCACGAACAGCTTCGGGGTTTCGGTTGCCGATCTTCTCAAGAAGGGATTCCCGAACCTCAAGATCATGTCGGCGCCGCAGTACGGTCAGCGCACCGCGACGAACAGCCAAGGCTACTCCACGATCGGCAATGCCTTCCAGATTATCATCGACAAGATCGATAATCAGAAGGTCGCGTACCCGGCATTCAACGAGAAACTCCGATCGCATAAGTTGATTCCCGAGCCGTCGTCATGGAAGCAGAAGATGACGAGTGGCATCTGGGGCACAGTGATTAGAATGCCTGTGGCCATATCAGGGATGCTTGGCGTCTAAACGGCGTGCCATCTTTCTCCTCGGGGAAATTAGTGTATAAGTGATGTCGGCCCCATGTGGGGGCGATGTCACATCCGAGGGAATCACACACATGGCGATGACAGCCAAAGAGAAACGCGAAGCGCGCGAGGCCCAGAACAAGGCAGCTATCGCCGCTGGCGTTGCGACCGAACTCGAGAAACTCAATCAACAGCAGTTCTCCGGACAATCAGCGCACCCGGCATCGGGTCCATTGCTCCCGCAGACCAGGACCCGGCAATACGTGGTCGGCTGCAAGTTGGGGGTGGCATCTATCGCGCTCCAACTTTCGCCCTTGGTCGAAAAAGAGCAGATGGGAAGTCAGGGATCGCGCAAGGTCATGGAAGCCCAGCGCACCGGACCGGTCGTCATTCTACGCGGCACCGCTTACCCTCGCGGCACTGTTCCGGATGGATTCCCGCCCGCTCCCATGATCGTCGATGGCGCCGCCATGAATTTCGGAATCGATGCCGAGTGGATGGATCATTGGCTCGAGGAGCACAAACGTGATCCGCTTGTGATCAACAAATTGATCTTTGCTTGCGAAAAAGAGGAAGATGCCAAGGCGATCGCGCGCGAGCATAAGGATGTCAAAAGCGGCCTTGATCCGGTCAATCCGAAGGGTGACACTCGGATGCCGAGGTCGAACCGCAGCGAGATCGACGACGTCACCCGCGATGATAGCCGGCTCAGTTCACGTCGCATGTCAGGCTAAAAAAGGAGCGGTACCATGCCCGACGAGCAGCAGCAGAAGAAGAAAGTTCGTGTCGCCTGCAAACTTCCTGGCGGCCTGCTGATCTACAAGAAAAGCATTGGCTATGACGATGGCACTGGCGACGGTGTCAAGCAAATGGGCGGTCATGATGGGCCTGGCATCCGGCTTAACGGACCAGCAACCTCACGCGATGCCGGCGGCATTGGTCGCCCAGGCGGTGGAACCAATGATCCCGAAGGCGAAAATGCGCCATTCGGAATCACCGAGATCGATGGCGACTGGCGGTTCGATAATTGGCTTGAGCAGAACCAAAGGAATCCGATGGTCGAGCGCGGCCTGATCTACGAGCTCAAGGATAATGACCCGGAGCACCCCGAACTTGCTCGCCTCGAGGATAGAAGCCCAAACGCCATAGCGTGACGTTCGCGGAAACCATTGCTAAGAGTGAAGCATTGGATCGCGCGCTGTCGCGCCCCCTGGAGGAACGGATGCCTGAAATCAGCGGCGGCAATCAACTGATCGGTGATCTCGGGACGCTATTCGCTGATCTGCGCAAGACCGTCGATGAAGCCAAGCTGGGGATCGCAGGTGCCGCCTCCGAACTGGTCGATGAGGTCAAGGGTCTCAAGACCATCGAGACTGCGATCCGCGGCGAGACCAAATCGGTTCGCGAATTTAAGACCAAGATTCTCGGCAATGCCACCGGCGGGGAGAATCAGCCGTGACGATCCCCGTTGTTTTCGACTTCGCCAATTTCATCGCGCAATATCCGCAGTTTGCGAACATCAGCGAGCCAATGGCGGCTGGATTTTTCCAACAGGCGACGATCCTTTGCGCGAACAACATCCGCAATCCGGCGATCACTTGCGATGATGGGACGCTCGACACATTGCTTGGCCTGCTGACAGCGCATATTGCGTGGCTTCAATCGCCAAAGGATGCTCTCGGGAATCCAGCTGCGACATCAGGCTTGTCGACAGGCGGCAGTCTCGTCGGCCACATCGATCAAGCGAACGAAGGATCAGTCAGTGTGCACGCCGATATGGGCGACGTAACGGCTGGATCGCCATCGCAAGCATTTTACATGCAAACTCAATGGGGTACGACGTATTGGTATATGACGGCCGGCGTGCGCACCGCGCGGCCGGTCTCGCTGCCGACGATCGTCGCGCAGCCGCCGTTCTGGGGGCGCGGCCTCGGGAGGTTCGGTCGAGGCTGCGGGGTCTACTGATGGCAGAGATCCGAGGCGGGCAGCTGTTCGAATCCGTCCTCGACCAAATGGGCCGATCGCTGACCGGTGCCAACACGGTAAAAATAGGGTTTTTGGCCGGGAGTTCGTATCCGGATGGCACGCCGGTTGCGATGATCGCCGCTATACAAAACTGGGGTGCCCCGCGCGCCGGCATTCCGCCGCGACCGTTCTTCACCGACATGATTGCGAAGCGATCCCCGGAGTGGCCGAAGGCTATCGGCGACCTACTGGTGGCGAATCAGTACGACGCCCTGCGCACGCTACAATTGACCGGCGAGGCTATAGCGGGGCAACTCCGTAAACAGATCATCGATACGAATGCACCAGCGTTAAAGCCGGCGACGATCCGCCGGAAAGGCTTCGCGAAACCCCTTGTCGAATCTGGGCATATGCTACAATCTGTAGACTATCAGGTTAAAGCATGAGGCGTCAGAATGACGGCGGCTATCGATTTTCAAGGGATTAGGTTCGGCAAACTGGTAGGCATTGATCCCGTTCATGGGAAGCCTTGGAGCGTATGGCTTTGGCAATGCGACTGCGGCTCCAAAAAGGAAATCATCGCGTCAAACGTAAAACGCGGGCTGACGCGATCCTGCGGGTGCGTCCAGAAGCAGTCCCGGACTAAGCACGGAGCCCACAAAACCCGAACCTATCAGGCATGGATAAATATGAAGGCGAGGGTCGCTGGCAATTCTGAGAATAGCGAAAAGAACTACACCAACAGGGGCATATCCGTGTGCCAGCGCTGGGAAAAGTTCGAGGCATTCATCCAAGATATGGGAGAGTGTCCCGAAGGTCTTACGCTTGATCGCTATCCTGACAACGACGGGAATTATGAGCCTGGAAATTGCCGGTGGGCGACGCCTGGGCAGCAGAGCGCAAATACTCGGCGAACCCGACTGGTGGTGTTCGACGGACGGGAAATGTGTTTAGCTGAAGCTTGTAGACTGGCTGGTCTCAATTATCGTACTGCAATGAAGCGAATCAGCCGCGGGATGACCGCGCAGCAATCGCTCAAGTCTTGAGTCCCATCAACGTTCGCTAACCCGCCCGGCGTATCGGGGCCTCTAGGAGAACCATCATGACGAAGTTCACCCTCTGGGACCCCACGATCGGCGAGCGCCCGGCCAATCTTGCTTTGACGAACAATTTTGCTGGAACCACCAATCCTGGCGTCGGGAATGATTCGACGCAGGGATATACTCCGGGTTCGGTCTGGGTGAACGTGACCGGACAGACTGTCTGGACTTGCATCAGCAACGTGGCTGGCGCGGCAAACTGGATTCAGGATGCACAGAATACGGCGATTATTGCCGCTCCGGCCGGGACGGCAGCGAGTATCACTGGTGGCGTGGCATCGACCACTACGGGAGCCGGTGGCGCATCCAATGTCGTCGGCGGTGCTGGCGGATCAACTTCCGGTACAGGCGGCGCAGCACAACTCACAGGCGGCGCGGGAACGGCCGGTAATGCCAACGGCGGTGATGTCAATTTGGCAGGTGGCGCGCCGAATGGTTCCGGTGTCAAAGGAGTCGTGCGCGTTGGCGGCATTGAGCTGATCACTCAAGACGCCCAAAATGCGCAGACAGTGTCGGCGACCCTAACGGCGGCAAACGTCCTCACTGGCATTATCACCGTCGCGCAGGGTTCCGCCGGCGCCTCGGCGCTGCAACTCCCCTTGGCGACGGCGATGGACACCGCGCTTCCCACGTCGGCGGCCAATGATGCCTTCGACTTCTCGCTGATCAACATATCGACGGTGGCGGCCGAATCGGCATCGATTACCACGAATACGGGCTGGATTCTGGTCGGCGACATGGACGTGGCGGCGAACAACGCTGCGACCACGAAGTCGGCGGGACGATTCCGGGCACGCAAGACCGGAACCGGAGCCTGGACGCTGTATCGCTTGTCGTGATTCCTTTGACATAAGGAACGGGCTATGTGGTGGCGCCAACCGCGCAGATTGATCGTACCTTTGTCGATGACGGAGCAATTTGATCTTGCGCAGCGCCGGTTCGCTTATGTGGCGATTTTAAGCACTGTTCTGCTGTTCGTCCTGATCGGGGTCTGCTTCGCCAAGGAGGGCGATATCCACACCGCATCTCCGCTCCACGACTGGTTCATGAGCCTGAAATCCGGAAAGGGGCCATGTTGCGCGGATGCCGACGGCAATGTGGTCAAGGATTCGGATTGGGAATCCAAAGACGGCCGCTATAAGGTTTTCCTTGGCGGCGAATGGGTCAATGTTCCGCCTGATGCCGTAATCACGCAGCCTAATCTCGACGGCCGAACGATGGTCTGGCCGATCTGGATTGACGGCAAAGAGACGGTCCGTTGCTTTATGCCGGGCGCTGGTGCCTAACGATCCCATCGAGATCTCTTGCGCAAATTCTCCGGAGCAAAAATGCGATCATCGCTCCATCCGTTTCGCTGACGACTCGCGATGATGCCTACAGACAAGCCGGACAATGTCGAAGCTTCCCCACGGCTGATTCTCCCCCAAGGAGTTTGAAGGTAGACCGTGTGCCTTTTGTTTTGGGCCTGACGTCGGCGTGTGGCCCATATGACATTGAATGGATCGTAATTCCCTTCGTTGTCCTCTCGTTCCAATGTCGCACCGGGGAAAAACGACGCTTCCATATCGAGCAAAAAATTAGGAAATTTAAGCCATCTATCGCAAACCAAGATGCCTCGGGCACCATAGTCTTTGTAATCTTTCGATTGAGAATTTGCGCATCGATCAATCATGTTCGACCACCTCTTCCACAACGGGTGCTTGTGAGAGTGGCCTCCTTGGGTGTTTCGGAGACATCCGCAGGAGTTTGTGCTACCATTTTTTAGATTTCCTCTCTTCACGGGCTTGGTCGCTCCGCAGTCGCATTGACATAACCAAACGGAATCTGACTTTCTGGTTGATGGATCGGCTAGTTTTATGACTGTAAGCATTCCGAATCGCTGGTTCGAAAGATCAACGAATGCCGGCATATTCTTTCCTCCTCCAAGATAAGGTTGCTTATTGTGGGGAATAAAACAGCGGATGGCAAATCGTCATGAACCTGCATGGCATCGCCGGTCCCGTCGTCAGCGCCGTGAATCCGACGATCATCGCGTCGTTTCAGGGCAGCAACGGCTTCAGCCAGAACGCGGATTTCTCGCAATCGGCGGCCTATTTGCCGCCGGTCTCCGTACCGGCGCAGGTCCAGCAGCTTACCCAGCGCGAGCTCCAGCACCTCGAGCAACTCAATCTGCAGGGAGCCGAGATCGGAATTTATCTCTATGGGATCGCGAGCGGTGCGGTCCGCGTCTCGCAAAAGGGGGGCGACATCATCACCGTTGCGAGCGGAGCGCGCGCCGGTGTGTATTTGACGACAGCCGTGCTAGAACAGTGGCCGGATTGGGTAAAGGTCGCGTGCACGCTACAGAATCAGGACGTCGGTTCGACCAGCGGACCATCGTTGGATTACTCGCAGCCAGGTAACTCGCAATATCAGCCGGGGCTTTCCGAATGAGCAAAATCAGGGTTCTCGTTGCCGCTGCGGCCCTTTTCGCGGCATCGCTGTTCGGACCTCCGGCGAACGCCGACTATGTCGTCAAGGACGGTAATGGCACCATCCAGACGATCAAGGCCGGCGTCGTCGGCAGTGCGATCCTGCCTTACATGTCGCCGGTCGATTCGACCGGAACGTCATTCGGCACCATGGCGAATCCGTTTGCCGTCCAGTTCGGCGCGGGAGTAACGCTGCCGGCATTTGCCACCCCGCCGCAGGTAATCTGCATCTCAGGGTGCGCCAGTTCGTCGATCAATTTCGGCAATCCGATCGGTGCTGCCGGCACCCCTAGTGGGTTCAAGGATTCTTTGGGCAATTTCCAGTCGCTGCTCGGCGATGTCGTCAACGGCCAATGGGTGAACGTCAAGGCCGGCTCGCTATCGCTGACGGGAACGCTGCCTGCATTCACCTCGACCCCGACGTTCAACCTCGGTGCGCTCAACGGCGCGGCCACGAACGCGAATCAGATTGCGGTCATCGGATCGGTCGCTGGCGGAACGCCCGCTGCTAATTCGAACATGGTCGGCGGGCAGTACAATTCGACGCCGATCACGCTGCTGAACACCCAGCAGGCGGCCCTCCAACTCGACGCGAACGGGTTTATCAAGGTCAACATTGCTGCGGGCGCGGCCGCAGGCGGCACCTCGTCGACCTTCGGCGCGGCATTCCCGAGCGTCGGTACCGCGATGGGCATGTTGCAATCGGGTAACATGGTCGCGATCACCGGGACTGCGGGCAACCTGAATGTGCAATGCTCGAACTGCTCCGGATCGGGCGTCAGCACGGCCGACCAAGCCACATTTGTGCCGGGAGTATCAATCTTCGCCGGCGGCGGCGGTTTCTATCAGACCACGGTCACCAGCAATCCCCTGACGAGCGGCCAGCAGGGCATGTTCCAGGTAACCCAATTCCGGGCCCTGATGACGAACCTGCGCGATTCGGCCGGAACTGAGCTCGCCACCTCGGGGAACCCGCTCCAAGTGACGCTGGCGAACACCGGGGCGAATGGGACAGCCCTGCTTGTGAATGGCCCAGGCGGGGTATTCCCGGTCACAGGGACGGTCACCGCTAACCTTGGCACCATCGGCGGGGTCGCCACCCAAACCACGCTGGCGAGCGTCCTGACGGCCTTGGGATCGCCTTTCCAGGCGGGTGGATCGATCGGAAACACGTCCTTTGCTGTGACGCAATCGTCGGCGGCGGCGCTGAACGCCACAGTGGTCGGAACCGGAACCTTCGCGGTCCAGGCGGCGCAGTCCGGAGCGTGGAACGTCACGAACATCACCGGGACGATCTCGCTGCCGACCGGAGCCTCAACCGCTGCGTTGCAGCCGAGCAATGTGGCGCCAAGCAGCACGACGAGCACTCAGACCGGCACCATGGGGATCGGTGCGGTCACCACGGCGTCGCCGACCTATACGAGCGGCCAGAACAACTATTTAAGCCTCGACACCGGCGGCAATTTGCGGGTGGTCGTTTCTGGCGGCACCGGCGGCGGGGCGGTGTTCGGCCCGACGGCCGTGGGCAGCGCGAACGCCAATCCTCCGGTGGTGATCGGCGGCACGGTTACGGGCGCGGCGGGCCAGAACGTCGTCGGTGCCGCCGTCAAGCCGGCGAGCACGGCACCGCTCGCCACCGATACGTCGATGGTCGTGTCGATTTCACCGAATAGTGCGGGATTAGTCGGTACTGGAACGGCAGGTTCAGCCAATGCGCAGGTCCTGACTGTCCAAGGCATCGCGGCCATGACGCCGCTGCTGGTTTCTCAATCCGGAACGTTCACTGACCGAATTACCGGCAACGCCGGCGCGCTGCTCGACTTCGCGGGTCAGAACGCGGCCGGCACTTTCAGCTCGGTTTTGGTCGGCGGCCAATTCAATACCACGCCAACGACGATCACCTCAGGTAATTTCTCGCCGTTCCAGATGGACGCGGCCGGAAACCTGCTGGTCAATGTCAAGGTAGGCGGCGGTGGTGGCGGCGGTGGCGCTGTCACGATTGCGTCCGGTGCGGTGGCCAGCGGCGCGTATGCATCGGGCTCGATCGCTTCGGGCGCCTATGCGTCGGGCGCGTTCGCGTCGGGCGCGTTCGCAGCGGGCTCGATCGCCAATGGGGCCAATGTCGTCGAGGGCACGATCACTACCGCGCATAGTTGCTTGGTGGCAGGCTACACGATCATCGGCTGTCTCGGTCAGATCGACGACGATATCAAGGGACCGATCCCGCAGGTTACCGGACCTTTGAATGCGGCGACGGCGGTCTCGACCAATGCGCTCACAGTCGGCGGTCAGTATCTCTCGACGCAACCGACAATGACGAATACGCAACAGGCAGGCCTGCTGTTGTCGAGCCGCGGCGAGCTTCTGGTCGCGCCGGGGACATCCGGTTTCCCGGTCACATTCTCGGGCAATGTGACGGTGGTTGGCCCCACCGCTTCGGGATCTGCCGCTTCGACCAATCCTGTCTTGATGGCTGGCACCACTACCGGCGGTCCTACAAGCACTATCTCTATTCCGGCAGTTTCATCGTCGGGTGTCTTATCGGTTGGTCTCGCGACATTGAATGCAGTCGCGTTAGGTTCGCCATCGAATTACGGAACATCGCCGGGCGCCGTCGCGGTTCAGGGTGTCAATGCGTTCATTACGAACACCGTTCCGGTCACGCTGACATCGACCACGATCACCGGTACCGTTGCGGTAACTCAATCGACGTCGCCGTGGATCGTCGCCGGCGGTGGTACAGCCGGCACTCCTGGCACCGCTGTTCTCGCTGTCCAGGGCGTCAGCGGCGGCACAGCCGTTCCGATCAGCGGCACGGTTGCGCTCTCGGCCGGCGCTGCGGCCATCGGATCGATCACGAACACTACATTCGCAGCCACCCAGGCGACTGCGGGTAGTTTGAATGCCACTGTGGTTGGCACAGGCACCTTCGCTGTTCAAGCAACTCAATCCGGAACGTGGAATATCGGATCGATTACGACGTTGCCCGCACTGGTCGCGGGCTCGGCGATCATCGGCAAGGTCGGCATCGACCAAACCACGATCGGAACGACCAACGGCGTTGCTCTTGTCGCGATCAATGCCGCGACCGCGTTGGCCGGCGCAGGCGCAGTAGGCACCGGTTCGTTGCGCGTTGCAGTGGGGCAGGACACGACGACGATCGCCGGCGCGGCTCCCGGCACCGCCGGCGCGGCCTCGGCGAATGTCGTCACGGTGCAAGGTGTCGCATCTATGACTCCGTTGGCTGGAAACATCACGCAAGTTTTGGGAGCGGCAATTAGTGCTACCAACGGGCTCTTTTCAAATCTATTACAAGGCAATGCGGTTCTGAGCGCTTCGAATCCAAGCTTTGCGGCGATTGCAACAGGCGGCAACACGGCGGCGGTCAAGGCGGCTTCGACACCATCTCCGGCAACCGATCAATCGCTATCGGTCACGATCAATGCAGGCAGCAACGGCATTACACCGCCCGGTCAGGCCACCAAATCGGCCTCGTTGCCAGTTACTATGGCAAGCGATCAATATGTCGATCCGTGCCAATCGGGGGCGGTAGCGAAATCAAGCGCGCCAATCAACGTCACCAGCGCGACCACGACAGCGCTGGTTACGGTGTCCGGATCGACTACGGTTTATGTTTGCGGTTTCGATATAACGATCGCTCCGTCCGCGACGGCGGCGGATTCTGCCGAATTTGAGTATGGCAGCGGGACCGCGTGCGCGACCTCGCCGCAGGCATTGACGGGGACTTTTGGCGCTGGCGACCTGACCACGGCGGCGCCTCCAACCCATGTCAGTTACGGCGGCAGCGGTGCGACGATCTTCAAATCAGCAGCGTCGAATGGTGTGTGCCTTCTCTCGGCAGGAACCACCGTCAACATTCAAGGTGTGATCACATATGTTCAGCAATAATTTTGTGAGATCGATCGCGCTCGCGTGCGCGCTCGTTTTTGGGTTGCTTATAGCCACGCCAGCATCGGCTGCGATGGTCAAGCAACAGAAACCATTTGCGGAATATCTTGAGCCGATTCCAGTCGCTGGTTTTTTGTTGCTGGTAGGCCCTTCAACAAGCTACGTCGGCCCCGGCGATATCGTTAGCGGATCAATTGGTTGGTATTCTTGCGCCAGGGTCTACAATGCTGCTGCTGCGACTATTTCAACAAGCATGTGCGATCTGGTTGATTCCGCCGCACCGACAGTCGTCGTCTGTACCCTTCGAGGATCTTCAACAGGGTACGTTGATCTCACTGCTTATTGCCCCGGCAGCACGACGCCAGCGGCGCTCTGTGCCACCAAGACCGGAGGTAAATGCAACGTATCCCAGATGTATGATCAGTCTGGCTCAAGCCATCCTATGGTTGAAGCCACCGCTTCAGTCCAGCCTGTTCTTGTATTCAGTTCTCTTAATGGATTGCCGGGGATAACCGGGGTAACAGCAAATAACACCATTCTTGGCACCTCTGCGACGATAACTCAAACGCAGCCATTCAGCACGTCCGGAGTATTCAAGAGAACTTCTGTATCTGGCAACTTCGATGCCGTCATGGGTCTTTCGCTGGTAGGCGCTATATTGTTTGGCGGCGGCACGACGACAGGAAAAGCTTCAATAGATGATGACACTATTTACTCTCCCGCCTCTCCAGCGATGCCAGAAAATGCGTTCACGGCAATGCAGGCATTCTATAGTGGTACATCGTCATTGCTGACGATTGACGGAACCGATAGCGCGACAGGCTACGCCGGAACTTATGGCATTTCTGGCACAGTTCGCATTTTTCGTGGCAACGCTTGCTGCACGATGACAGGAACCATTATGGAAACCGGGATTTGGAACGCATCGTTTTCGAGTGGCAATCGTACTGCGATGAACGCCAATCAGCACAGCGCAACCGTGGGGTATAATTTCTGATGCGTAGGTTCATCGTAACTCTTCTGATCGCCATCCTCACCACGGCGCCATCTAGCGCGTTCTGGCATGGCATCTCCACGATCATACCTGCTGGCACTTCTCAGATGGGATTAAATCCCCCGCAGGTCAATCCTCAGACTTTAACCAACATATTCAAGGGAATGGAGATTGGACCAGGGCAAGGCTCCGATCCCAAGTTATACGATATCAATCAGTATCCAATCAGCACACTAGCTCAAGCCGATACCGGCCAGGTTATTGGCCCTCTTTGGCCGGGAGCTACTTATAAATTTTCATGGCCTTCCACGCGCGCCAGTGGGCAGGTCCAATTGGGCGGCGCTATCGTCATATTTTTTAATCACAGCGCGATTACCGCATTCTCGGCTACAAACTGGAATGTCGATGCCAGCACGACATTATCCGCCGGAACCCCTACGTTCGGGCATACGACATCGGCGTCAGGTTCGACCGCATTTTCCGCAAATTGGACGACTGCTACTGATGCCGCCGCTATTTCTGTCGCGACATTTAGCCCATGAAAAAAATCGGGATGCTGTCTCGTCGTAAATTTCTTTGTGGCGTTTCGTTAACGGCGATGATGCTTGTCATTACGCTAGCCGACGCTGGTTATCATCACGGTTCCGCTACGGCATTAGGCAACGTATCGACCGGGCCATCCGGAAGTTTACTTGGAGCATTCAACAATTTTGCGCGTAACTTGCAGAATTTAGCAAGCACTCAGACTGGCTTTCCGACGGCACTGGATGTCAACCAGTATCCGAATAACTACGCCTCGACGCCTGCGGGATCGCTGACCGCGCCCATATCCACCGTTTTTCAACTCCCGTCCGATATCACGACTTCTACGCAGATGGTGGTCCGCTGGACCGGAACTGCCGGCGGCGGCGGTTTCGGAATGAACATTGGTTCGCCAGGGTTCACCATCGTTAGCGATCCCGGAAATTGCGCCAATGTAGCTCACCTAGGCTTTGCTTTGGTCTTGACTGGAATTAGTGGCCGGGTTGTCTTCACTTTCGGTCAGGTCACCGGATTTCAAACATCTGGTTGCCCGTTCGCATGGAATAGCGGCAGCACCTATTCCGGATTTGGCGGTCTCATTATTTGCCGACTATCCGACGAAGCAACTGTGCTGGCGGAAGCCGGACCTAGCGATGTCTGGAACGCAAATTGGATCGCCGTCTACAAGGCTTGCAATCCAAAGATCATCCGGATCATGGCGCTGGTCGATCCGAACGACAACAATAATTTTCCGCAAACGAAGTATCGCAAGGCGTGGCAGACGGCAGCCGGATACCAAACAAACAACTGGGTGCCCAACACTTGGGCCGGCGCGTTAACCGGGACTACAAACTACACGGCATCCAACACGCCGACTGATTTCACCACGGTCACTAATCCCTATGGCCTGACGGTGCCCGCGCACGGGACGGTCATACAGGGCTACCCTCTCAATGCGGCTTCGGCAACTACCACGTCCACCTTGACCGTTGGCGGCGTAGGCCCGATCCCAATCGGTTCATTGGGTGGTTCATTCCCACAAATCGCGATCGCCGGGACCGTCGTTACTACGGACAACATTCAGCTTTCCTTTACGGGAGCCTATCTCAACGGCGGTTCTGCCGTCGTTCTCAATGTCACGACGCTTGGGACGACCACGACCACGGCGGCGGCGGCCGTTGCTGCCGCTATCAATGCCAACACGACGTTAACGAGCGCGGGCATGACGGCCACGGCCAGCGCCAACGCCGTCAACCTTTTGATGGTGTTTCCGAAAGGATATGTGGCCATCGCGGCAACAGTAACCGCGGGGTCTGAGACGGTCACAACTGGATTGTCGCTAGGGCAGTCGAATGCCTTGGAAGCTAACTCAAGCGTCACTTTGTTTTACGATATCTACTATCACATGTGGATGTACTCGTTCTCGGCCGCATCTGATCCAGACGGCCTTCATTCTTTTCTTCCGTATGAGGTGCTTGTTGGCTTGGCGAATAGGGTAAATGCCCATTTATGGTACAATTTCCCCGGCCACTATGACAATGCTTCGATCACCGCTACCACTGCCTATGCTGCGGTCGCCTTAAATCCGCAACTGAATTTTTATTGCGAGCACCACAACGAAGTCTGGAACGTTGCGGCGGCATTCCAGTACACGTTCTACGCCGTGACCGCGGGGAACATGCTTGGTGCCCCTGATTTCGTCTCCGGGTACTCGACCTGGTACGGACTCAAAGTCGCGCAAATGTCCACCTTGGCCGTTGCTGCATGGGCCGGGGCAGGACAAAGCAGAAGCCGCTTGAAAATCGTTTTGGCGTGCCCGTCACAGGCAGACGGCGGGGCGGCCGGGGATGCCGGAAACATTCGTTTGAATGGTCAGTATTTGACCACCGGAAACGCAGTCTACAATACGATCATTGGAACGAGCTACAACGCTTCGCCCAATCGTCCGATTGATAAATCAGACGTGCTTTCCTATGCGACGTACTGGTCAGGCTCGCAGTCTGTCGGGCCTACCGATGCCGGATATACGGCAGCCATGACGGCGTGCGGCCCCGATACGCTTGCGCTGGGCGGCACGCCACCAAAGAGCGGGCTACTCGGCGCGGCTAGCGACTACGCGAGCGGCAATGCCACGCAGATGTCGAACGCTATCGATTACATTATTTGGGACTGGCAAGAAGGCCAGCGCATGACGCGCACGGTTACGGCGATTTCGGGCGCGAATATTACGTGCAATGTGACCGGGTTCGTGGTGGGAGCGAAAGTTTCGTTCTCTATCTTAAATGGGGGGACGCTCCCGCCAGAATTGCCGATCCTCTCCAACAGCCAGACTGCGAACTATTGGGTTGTCAGCGTTGTTGGCCTTGTCATTCAGGTTTCTGCCACTAATGGCGGCCCGCCGATTATATGTTCAACGGGGATAACTGGAGCCGTCAATTTTGGGTACAGCGACTTCGGCAACACCCAAAGCAATTTCTTCAATAACGTATATCCGGCTTACGAGGCGGCGATCACGGCGCAATGTTCAGACGCGCAAAGAGCAGGTATCGGGCTCGCTCCGATTACCGTCGAGTGTTACGAAGGTGCGATGGAGGCCATCTATCCGGCTGTTTCTACGCTGACGACACTTGGAGTAGCTAATCCAAGTACGTATGGCGGCCCAACGGGTGAGATAGCAAATCTCATCAACGCCGCGAAGAATGATCCGAGATTCAAGACGAGTTGCTTGGCACAGTTTTCAGGTTTCAAGTCTTTCCCTCACTCCGTTACACCATCTTGGTTCGTGGTCGATGGTGGTAGTCAGTGGTCACTGATACCTAGTCTGACTATTGTGGGCGCAGTGCCATATCAATCCTACTATGCGGTCAGAGATTTCTAGATTCGTAACGCTACCCCACGTTTCCCCATCCCGCTAGGTGAATAGCGCTGGAACAAGGAAGATCAAAAATGAGAATAGTTTTCGCTCTAGCGCTCTTTATCTCCGGATCATTCGCCGCGATGACACAGGGGATTCCAGGGCAGCCTCTCGTCCCGCTGGGATCGTGCCAGCTCTCGCCGACCACGGCGACGAAGCTTTCCACATGCATTGGAGCATGGAATGGTGCGGCCGGGGGCATTCCGGCCGGCGCTAACGCCGTGGTGATTCGCACCGATACCCAGCCTGTGCGCTACACCGATGATGGAGTCGTGGTGCCGACGGCGTCGATCGGCAATCCGATCCTTGTGGCCGATCCGCCGCTCTACTATCAAGGGCCGCTGGCGAATCTTCAGTTCATCCAGACCGCATCAGCCGCGAAGCTGAACATCCTGTTTTATAAAGCACCGCAGTGACCGTTGCGATATCGATCAGTCCCACACAATCTGATCTCCAGAGGCTCTTAGGGGCTTTCCTGGTCGATGTCCTTCCGCCTAACACCAGCGTGATCGGCGCCCAGCCGAATCAAGTCGCCGAGCCTAAGAATCCGAATTTCGTGATGATGATGCCGACTCGGTTCGAGCGGTTGGAGACCAATATCGACAGCGTCCAGGACGTCCGGATTGTGGGGTCGATCAGCGGAAGCACACTCGCGGCCGCGTCCGTGCGCGGAAACATCACAATCGGGGCAATCTTGTTCGGCCCTACGGTTCCCCGCGGTACCAAGATCATCGCCCAGGACAGCGGGGCGCCTGGTGGGTCCGGGACCTATGAGATCAACTCCAATCTGACGGTACCGGCCAACTCGGTCTTTTCGGCCGGTCTCAAGACCATGACGCAGAAGTCTGTCGTGACCGTACAGCTTGATTTCCATGCGGCGAGCTATCTTGCGACCGATATGGCCCAAACCGTCTCTACGGCCTTCCGGGACGAATATGCGACCCGTTTCTTCAAGGCCTTCGGCCTACCGATCACGCCGCTCTATGCCGACGACCCGGGCTGGCGGCCGTTCGTGAACGCCGAAAAGCAGTACGAATGGCGGTGGGTGATCGAGGCGAAGCTGCAAATCGACCAGAGCATCATGGTCCCGCAGGAGTTCGCTGATTCGGTCGCGCTGACGCTGCTCAACGTCGATGCGGTCGCTCCGCCGGTGCCGCCGAGTTCAGGTCCGTCGCTGGACTATTCCCAGGCCGACAATTCGCAGTATCAACCGGGTCTAGGCGCATAATTGTGGATTTCGGCTGATCGTGTTATCGCTTCAAGACTCGCAATCGGGGGAATCCGATAGATGACCACCATTCCGGCGTCGCTATTCGTCGCAGTTACCCCGAGCGTCCTCCCGGCCGGAGGCGAGCAACTCGACATCATCACGATGGCCGGCACCGCCTCGAATCGCGTTCCGCTCGGTGCTGTCTATAGTTTCGCGCTCGGGTCGGCGGTCACCTCGTTCTTTGGCTCCGGATCCCCGGAGGACATTTTCGCCAATGGCGGGCCGGGCAAGGGATCCGGATATTTCGGTGGATTTACCGGGGCTGATTCGATCCCGGGTGCTTTGTTGTTCGCGCACTACAATCAGGCGGCGGTCGCGGCCTATCTATGGGGCGGAAACGCTGGCGCTGCGCTGACGCTGGCCCAACTACAGGCGTTGTCTGGATCGCTGACCATAGTGATGGACGGCTATTCGCACGTCATCTCGATCATCAACTTTTCGACTCAGACCAGTTTCTCCGGCGTCGCGGCCGCGATCACCGCAGCATTCACCGATCCTACCGAATCCACGTTCACTGCATCGATCGGCGCCAGCTTCACGGCGAGCGCGGGATCGCCGACGACTCAACTGGTCGTGACGGCAGTTACCGGCCTGATCTCTGTCGGGGATACCGTCACCGGTACCGGTGTTCCGGCATCTACGACGATCTTGAGCCAATTTTCCGGCACCCCAGGAGGCGCCGGTACCTACATCATGAGCCAGGCGACGACAGCGTCGTCAGCATCCTGCACCAGCGCCAGCACCGTGCTCGACGTCACCGTCGACAGCGACCACGCGATCGCCGTCGGACAGACGCTTACCGGAACCAGCGTTCCGGCGGGCGTCCTGATCACTGCGCAGCTCACCGGGACGCCAGGCGGCATCGGGACCTATCAAATCAGCGGCGCGCAACTCAATGTCGCCAGCGAGGCTATGACCGGCCTGGCGACCGCTCCTGTCGTCACGTTCGATTCGCTCTCGGGTGCGTTCATCGTCACATCTGGGATCACCGGGGCGCCTTCGACCTCTGCCTTTGCCACCGGCACCCTGGCCGCTCCGCTGTTGCTGACGCAGGCGACCGGCGCCTTCCTGTCGCAGGGTGCCGCGGCCGCGACGCCGGCTTCGTTCATGAACGGTGTCGTCGCGGTCACGACGAACTTTGCCTGCTATGCGACAACGTTTGATCCAGATGGCGGCTCCGGCAACACGCTTAAACTCGCGTTTGCAGCTTGGAAGAACGCCTTCCCGAATCGCTATGCCTACGTGGTCGATGACCATGATGTGCTGGCGCGATCGAACCCGCCGCAGACCGAGACGATGGGCTTCATCCTCCCCAACAACGGCGACTCCGGCACCTTCCTGCAGTCAGAATTGACGGGATTGAATCAGGCTGCGTTCATCTGCGGATCCGCAGCGGCGATCGACTTCGAAGAAACCAACGGCCGAATCACGTTCGCCTACAAGACACAGCCCGGACTTGTTTCCGATGTCACCACCGCCCAGGCCGCAGTCAATCTCGGCGGCAATCCGCAGGTCATCGGCTCATTTGGAAATGGCTACAATTATTTCGGTGCGGTCGCGACTGCGAACCAGAACTTCACGCTCGAGCAGCGCGGCACGGTCACAGGACCGTTCAAGTGGTTCGACAGCTACATCAACCAGATTTGGTGGAACAACCTCCTGCAGAATACACTTTTGAACTTTCTGTCGATAATGAAGGCGATTCCGTTTAATCAGGCCGGCGCAGGACTGATTGAGCAGGCGCTGGCAACCCCGATTCAGGCCGGTCTCAACTTCGGCGCCGCAGCACCGGGCCCGATTTCCGAGACGCAAATAGCGGAAGTAAATCAGCAGGCCGGTGCCGTCATCGCCCCGACGCTTCAGACCCAGGGCTATTACCTGCAGGTCAACCAGCAATCCGCCACGGTGCGGGCCAATCGCGGGCCGTGGGCAATCACGCTGTTCTACTTAGATAGGGGTTCGGTTCAGAGCATCAGCTTGAGTTCGATCGCCGTTCAATGATAAAATCACGGCATGAAAATATGTCAGGATTGCAACGAGGCTGAAGCTCATATCAAGCGTCGAGGGAGATGCGTTCCCTGTGCTGAAGTCCACAAAGCGAATCGAGTTAAAGCAAATAACGAGAGGTTCTACCGAGAGAACCGGGAACGAGAAAAAGCTAGGTCAAAAAAATACAAGGATGACAATCCAGAACTGGTGCGAGAAAAAGCCAAGGCCGACTTAATCGTTCGAAAAGACGAAATTTCGGCGAAGCGCAAGAAGTGGCGGCAAGAGAATAAGGATCGGATTCGCGAACAGCGGCACCGGGATCATCTCAGGAACAAGGAAAAAGAGAACGCCAGATCACGGGCCTACAAGGAAGCCAACAAAGTGGAGCTGGCAGATAAGCAGTCAAAGTACAATAAGGAAAAGCCGGAAGGTAATAGGTTTAGACGGTCATTGCGGCGCGCGGCAGAAAAGCAGGCGACGCCTAGTTGGGCCGATAAGGCCAAAATGCGAGCGATCTATGCGGAGGCTGCGAGACTAACTAAAGAGACCGGAATTATGTACCATGTTGACCATATCTATCCTCTGCAATCCGATTGGTGCTGCGGCCTTCATGTTGAAACCAACCTGCAGATTCTAACGGCTTTCGAGAATCAGAGTAAAAAGAACCGTCAGCCGCTCTCCAGCGTCGCCGTTCAATAGAGGAATCTAAGCCATGGGCAGCGTAGGCGCAGCCGATATCGTCCTAACATTGAACATTCCTCTTGTTCTGACCGGACCGGTGCAGATTCAGGGGTTTGCCACGGATGAGGCTTTCGACATTCCGGCGATCAAGTCGGCAGAAATCATGATGGGCGTCGACGGTATCCTATCAGCCGGCTTCGTGTTCGTGCCGATCCCGCAGCAAATATCGTTGCAGGCGGATTCGGCCTCATGTGCGATTTTCGATGCGTGGTGGACGCAGCAGCAGTCGACACGGACGACCTATCAGGCTTCGGGCTTGATTAAGATGCCGCAGATCGCGACGAAATACACGCTCGTCCAAGGCACGTTGACCGGCTACAAGCCGATCCCGCACGCGAAGCGGCTGCTGCAGCCGCGCAACTTTGAGATCACCTGGGGCGGCTTCGCGCCGTCGCCGTCGAGCTAATGGCCGACGAATGCCAGCGGTGCGGTGAGCCACACACCATTTTTCGATGTCCCCATGTCAAAGCGATTGAAATGGACGGCGAGAAGATAACTCGTGTAGAGTTTTTGCTCCCGATCGACTTTCCGCCAGCGCGGCCCGAGCCGCCACCGGAAGTCGATTATCCCCGGCTCGGAGCAAAACCGCATGGCCCGAACAATTAAGACCGTCCAGGTTCCCAGCTTCCCAAATTGCAAGAATCGCGACCTGGGCAAGACATTCCTGATCACTGAATGGGATGCGTTGACCGCGGATCGCTGGATACAGCGGGTGGCCTACGCGGTGGTGAACACCGGAGGCACACTTCCCCTCGACCTCAAGAACGCCGGCTGGGAGGGCATCGCCATCATGGGGATTAACTCTCTGCTGCGCGGCAACATGGATCCCAACATCATGATTCCGTTAGCTGAGGAGCTCTTAAATTGTGTCCAGATCATTCCTGACCCTAAATTCCCGGAGCAATCATTAAGGCGGGCTGATCTGGATGGTGACATTGAGGAGATCGCAACTCGCTGGTGGCTGCGTAATGAAGTGGTCAGTGTGCATACGGGTTTTTCTCCAGCCGACGCCCTGTCGGCACTGATATCTTCAATAATGACGCCACGGACGACGGACTAGTCGAATACGTAAACGTAAGCCAGCGAATCGGGTTTGCGATATCCTGCAAGATTGCGACCCTTCACGAATTGCAAACGGTTTACTCGACCGCAGACCTTTATGACCTAATAGAAATCTACCTGATTGACGCCTATAATCAGCGCGTGATGGATCGGTTGCGGCGACGTCAGGAAAAGATCAATGGCGGCTACTGAAAGGGAAAAGGAGAGGGCTAGAGCTAGATATTGGCGATGCCGCGAAGCGATTTTAGCCGAAAAAAAGGCGTCTTATTCGGCACAACGTGAAGAAAAAATCGCATATCAGACCGAGTGGAATCAAAACAACCGGGAAAAGACGCGGCAGTACAACGCTGCGTGGAGAAAATCTCACCCAGAAGAGGCTCGAATAATTTGCAGAAACAGGGCCGCCAAAAAACGGGCCGTAGGGGGCAATCATACAGCTAAAGAAATTAAAGAATTAGCAGCAAAACAGAAGTATCGCTGTGCTAATTCACTTTGTGGAGTTTCGATCAAATCCGGTTATCACGCAGATCATGTGATGCCCATGCTGCTCGGGGGCCGAAATGATATAGAGAACATTCAATTGCTATGTGCAGATTGCAATCGCCGCAAGGCTGCAAAGCATCCTGACGTGTGGGCTAGAGAAAGAATGCTGCTTCTGTAGGAGGCTACAATCGTCATAGACGAACTTATAGTCACGCTAGGCATTGACAGCCGTCAATGGACGGAAGGTCAAAGAGATGCTTTGGCTGCGTTCAAAAAAACTAAAGACAGCGCGCTCGACTTCGGCAAAGCGATTGAGGAGTCGGCTGGCAAATCCGCGGAAGCTCTCGGATTCGTGCGCAAGGGCGCGCTGGGGCTGATCGGGGCATTCGCCGGTGCCGAGATTGCCGGGTTCGTCGGGCACATGGTCACGATGGATGCCACGACGGGGCGGATGGCGGCGTCGATCGGAACGTCCGTCCAGAACTTGTCGCTGTGGCAGGAGATGGTGAAGCGAGTCGGCGGCGACGCATCGAGCGCGACATCGGCGCTCAGTGCGATGCAGGACGAACTGAACCAGATCAAGTATGGCAACAAGATGCCAGAAGGCGGTCTCACGTCGCTGTCGAACCAAGCCGGCATTGATCTGCGGACCGACAATGCCGACACCGTCTATCGCAAGGCGCAGGCATTCTTGTCGGCCCAGATCGCAAGCGGAAAACTCAGCACCAGCGAGGCGCGGACATTCGCCGGATATCTTCCCGGGATGAATCAAGACATCTTCAACCTGATGATCGATAATTTCAAAAAGCTTGAGGCGGAAGCTCGGGCGATGGGTGGAGCAACGGGCCAGAGCGCAGCCGAGGCGAGGGAACTCCAGAAAGAAACCGCAGCACTCACTAACGCATTTGAGAACCTGGCGCGAGAGACATTCCCAGCCCTTACTGCGGTCGCGAACATATTTACCAAGGCGATCAAGCAGGACATTGCCGATGTCAAATGGTTCATGGGGCTGTTCGGGATGGGCGGAGCAAAGGCTTCGACAACGTCGTCCGGATCACCGGAAATGGATGACGCTAGGAAGCGGCTTGCGGACGGCCTGAGCCGCCAGGTGTTCGGCGGTGGTGGATCGTCCTATAGGGACGCCATCGCCGCCGTTGAAAGCGCTGGCAGCGGCGGCTACGCGGCTGTGGGGCCTGCCACGGCCGGTGGAGACCGCGCCTATGGCCGGTATCAGATCATGGGCAACAATATCGGCCCATGGTCTCAGGAGGCGTTGGGACGCCGTGTGACGCCGCAGGAGTTCATGGCGAACAAGGATCTTCAGGATCAGATTTTCGATTTCAAATTTGGTCAGTATGTGACGAAATACGGACCGCAAGGCGCCTCGCGTGCGTGGCTCGCCGGCGAGGGCGGCATGAACGATCCGAGCCGTCATGATGCTTATGGCACCAATGTCCTAGAATATGAGCGCCGCTTCAACAGCGCGCTCGGCGCGCGCGGGAGCGCAGGAAGCCGCGGTGCGCCGGCGGCTTCGAACACCAGCAGCAGCGAGGTCAACATCGGCACCATGAACGTAAATGCTCCGAAGGCAGACGATGCTGACGGGATCGCAGCGGACATTGGCGGCGCGCTGAAACGGCAATCGATATTGTCCCCGGCTAATACGGGAATGCAGTGATGGCCGACATCCCCGACGTCCCCGGAGTGCCGAATCTATCGAGCTACAGCGCGAACCCGGTCGTGCTACTGTTCGCGGACGCGATTTCGTCACTGCTGGGTTTCTTCGGGGGGCCGCAATCAGGGTGGGGTATATTCCTGAACGGAGCGCAGGCATTCCCCTACAATTCGGTGGTCGATTTCGACTATAAGCAGGATTACACGATTGCCGACGAGCCAATCGAGCAGGGCTCCTTTGTCAGTTACGACAAGGTGCAGCATCCTTTTGACGTCCGTGTACGAGTAGCTTCAGGCCCGTCGGAATCTGATCGCCAGGCGCTCTTGGTCTCGGCACGCGCGGCCGCTGCCGATCTCAATCTCTACACGGTGATCACGCCGGAGGACATTTACGATAGCTGCAACATAACGCACATCGACTGGAAGCGCAGTGCCGAAAACGGTGTCGGCGTGATCGTTGTGGACTTCTGGTTTCAGGAAATCAGGCAGAGCGCGACCTCGACGCTCTCGAACACGCAAAGCCCGACATCGGCCGGCCAGCAAAGCACAGGGAATGTCTCGCCGGTCGCGAACGGCGGTGCTGGCAGCAGCGGCGGGATGAACAACTTTCCAGCACCGGGGACATGGCAATAAATGCTGCTCGTTCCGACACAGGCGATCCCCAACCAGCAATTCCAGGTCCAGCTTGCCGGCCAGGCCTGCACGATTGTTCTTGTGCAAACCGCCTATGGCATGTTCATGACGCTCTACGTCGGCAACTCCCTGATCGTGGCGTCGGTGATAGTTGAAAATCTCAATAGAATTGTTCGAGATTCTTATCTGGGATTCATCGGCGATTTTGTTTTCTATGATACGCAGGCCGCCAATGATCCGCAGGACCCTGTCTATACCGGCCTCGGCTCCCGCTATCAGTTGATTTACCTCGAGGCGCCCGACCTTGCCGCGGCCGGGGAGGCTGGTTAATTGTCCGAGGACAACCCGACCAGAGTGGTGATTCAATCTGGTCCGGCCGATCAACCGGTCGCCGCGACGGATGCGGCATCGCTGCCGCAATCCGACTTTCAGTCTCAGAACAGTTTCCAGCAGCGGCTGTTGCAATTTACGATCACGCTGGCTCCGCAGCAGAGCACCGGCCAGCCGACATCGTTTGCAAGTTCCGGAAAGAATACGATCACGCTGGATGGATTCCGCGCGTCGGTGCGGATTCAAAATGCCGGAACGCCATCAAAGGTGCAGGCCGATTTTCGCATCTACGGGATGGAAGATTCCAAGATGCAGCAGTTGGCGGTGCTCGGCCAGATTTTCAACTCAGTCCAGAAGAACTCGATTCTGATCTCGGCTGGCAATCCTAACTCTGGGTTCGCGCCGGTTTTTGGCGGCACCATCTGGGCGGCGATGCCGGACTACAATCAGGCGCCGGTCGTTCCGCTGATCGGTTCCGCACAAAGCGGCTATTACAGCGGAGTGGTGCCGATCCCGGCGTCCAGTTTCGGGCAATCGACCGACGTCGCGACGATCATGTCGCAACTGGCGCAGAAGTATCAGCCGCAGCCGCTCCAATTTGAAAACAATGGCGTCAGCGTTCAGATGCCGCCGACGTACCTGCCAGGAACGCTGCAGCAGCAGATCGCCCGCGTGGCGCGCGCGGCGCACATCAATTGGCAAATCATCAACGACAAGAAGCTCGCGATCTGGCCGATCGGCGGCTCGCGGACGAGCATCACAGCGATTCCCCTGGTCTCGGCCGCGACCGGCATGATCGGGTCGCCGACACTGTCGCC